TGATCCAGTCCTCTGTGCCTTGCAGGTCGAGGGCAAGTTTCAGCTGATCGTCATTCCACTGGCCGGGAGTGCCGCCCGTTTCAACCAGTGCGCGCGAGTCGCGGGTGATAAACTCCAGCAGCGGCAAAGTGGCCGGCATGGGTGCCGGGAGTGCTGCAGCGGTGAGCAGCGGGGCTAGGGGTGCTGGCGGTTCTTCAATGAGTAATTCGATCAGGGCGGGCGGTGCTTCCGCAATGCCAACCTCAGCGGGGCTACGGCCTTTAATCCAGCGATAGCCAGATGTTATGGGGTGCGCGCCAATGACTACGGACTGATGGCGATTCCAGCGAAGGTCTAGGTTTTCGGCTTTGCCGTCAGCGTCAACCTTGCCGGTATCAAAGACACGGCGATTGCGCATCCTGTCCCAGTAGCGCTCAGGGACGGTGAACAGCGCTTGGAAACGCCCATCACGGCCGGATGTGCATATGGCGGTTTTCGGCAGGGTGCGCGGCGGGATGCCAAGTTTCTCTAGCTGCTCAGTGGCGCTGATGCCGTCGTGATCAAGAAACAGCAGCCCATCCGACACAGGCCCTGCGATCACGCCAATGGCCTTAGCGCGGCCAGCTGTGATCTCGGCTGCGGCTTGCTCCTTGGTGAGTGGGTTGGCCTGCCAGTTGGACTGGTAGGGACGCTTAGCGCCATCGACCGCAACAAGACCCCAAGAGATCGGAAGCTCCTGGAGCTGTTCTAGGAGCGTGGGCATCAGCTCAGGCCGTCGCCACGCGACCAGGGCCTTGGCGCTCAATATCGCGGACGATCAGCCGGCGCAGGTATGCAGCGCGGGAGCAGCCCTCGTATTCGGCCTGAACGTCAAGGTGAGAGACGTGCTCAATGGCGAGTTCAATCGTTACGCAGCGCTTGCCTTCAGCAGTGGGCCAACCGGGCATGATGGGTAGTGGTGTGTTTTCTCACTATAGGGGGTACCAAAGCGGAACCAATTGGGGTAGGGTGGGGAGGTAGCCGCATCGGAACCACTACCGCCATGAGCGCATGACCTACCAAGATTTTCTCAATCAGAAAACGCACGAGGGCGCTTTGCACGGCTTCGATCCCGTGTGGATGCCGCCGCAGCTATTTGACTTTCAGGTGGCGTTGGTGACCTGGGCAGTTCAAAAAGGTCGGGCCGCCATTTTTGCCGACTGCGGGCTAGGCAAAACCGCCATGCAGCTCACATGGGCTGAGAACGTGGCGCGCCACACTGGTAAGCCGGTGCTGATCTTGACGCCGTTGGCGGTTGCTGCGCAGACCATCCGCGAGGGTGAAAAGTTTGGCATTGAGTGTCGCCGCAGCAGCGATGGCACCGTGGCTGGCCGCATTGTGATCACCAATTACGAGCGGCTTGAGCATTTCAAGCCAGCAGACTTTGCCGGCGTGGTCTGCGATGAAAGCAGCATCCTTAAGAGCTTTGATGGTGCCCGCCGCAATGATATTACCGATTTCATGCGCAAGGTTCCGTACCGGCTGCTGGCCACCGCTACCGCTGCTCCTAACGACTTCATAGAGCTAGGCACCAGCTCTGAAGCCCTTGGTTACATGGGCCACATGGACATGCTCGCCCGGTTCTTCAAGAACGATCAGAACAATCTGACCAGCCGCCGCATGTATGGCGAGGCGCCCAAATGGCGCTTTAAGGGCCATGCCGAGCAGCCGTTCTGGAGGTGGGTCACTAGCTGGGCCAGGGCCTGCCGGCGCCCGTCAGATCTTGGCTTTGATGATGGTCGGTTCACCCTGCCGCCGCTGAACGAGATCAACCACCTGATCGAAACCAGCACAGTCCCCGAGGGGATGCTGTTCGCCATGCCTGCCACCGATCTGAGGGAGCAACGGGCCGAAAAAAAGCGCACCGTTCGGGAGCGCTGTGAGCAGGTGGCGAGCATGGTCGGCAACACCGGGCAGCCGGCCCTGGTCTGGTGTCACCTCAACGAAGAAGGAAACCTGCTACAACAGCTGATTCCCGACGCCGTTCAGGTGTCAGGTTCCGACCGCGACGACGTGAAGGAGTCCCGGTTGATTGACTTTGCCGAGGGCCGATCCAGGGTGCTGATCACAAAGCCAAAGATCGGCGCATGGGGACTTAATTTTCAACAGTGCAGCCATATCACCTATTTTCCGTCTCACAGCTTTGAGCAGTATTACCAATCTGTCAGGCGCTGCTGGCGGTTTGGACAAAAAAACCCTGTGACCGTTGACATCATCCTCACCGAAGGAGAGCGGCGCATCATGGAAAACCTTCAGCGAAAGCGCGGACAGGCTGAGCAAATGTTTGCCTGCCTGGTATCTGAGATGAACAATTCCTTGGCTATTGCCAAGTCTTGCTACCGATCCCAACCCATCACTATTCCCTCATGGATGTTATCACCGACCGTTACGCCATCTACAACGGAGACTGCATCGAGGTCATGCGAGATCTCCCCAGCTCGTCAATCCACTTCTCGATCTACTCGCCGCCGTTCGCCGGACTCTACGTCTACAGCTCAAACGAGCGCGACATAAGCAACTGCTCCGACTACGATCAGTTCTTTGCTCACTATGGCTTTGTTGTTTCCGAGCTGCACCGACTGACCTTGCCAGGTCGCCTTACCGCTGTTCACTGCACCGATATTCCGACCGGCAACAGCGGGCAGGATGCTTTGCTGGATCTTCCCGGCAAGATCATTGCTCTGCACGAGCGCGAAGGCTGGTACTACGTTGCTCGTCATACAATATGGAAGGAGCCGCTTTGGGTGCGCAACCGCACCATGGTGAAGAACCTTGCCCATAAAACCATTGTTGACGATGCTGCATTTGCAGGTGTGGCATCTGCTGATTACCTGCTGATCTTCCGGCGCAGTGGTGACAATCAGATTCCCATTGCCCACCCGACCGGGTTAGATCACTACGCCGGGGAGTGCCCAATCCCGCAGGAGCTGCACCGATACAAGGGGTGGACCGGGAAGCAAACCGAGAACAGGTTCAGTCACTGGATTTGGCGTCGCTACGCCTCGTCAATTTGGGACGACATCAACATGGGGAGGGTGCTCCCGTTTCGTGATGGCAAAGATCCCGATGATGAGAAGCACGTCCACCCATTACAGCTGGACGTAATTGACCGCGCCATCTGCCTGCGGTCCAACCCTGGCGAGACCGTGCTGACCCCGTTTATGGGCGTTGGCAGCGAGGTTTACGGCGCCGTGCAGCTTGGCCGCCGTGGCATCGGCATCGAACTTAAGGAGTCCTACTTCAAACAGGCGATCAAAAACATGGAAATCGCCGTAGAGGACACGCGCGCACCAGACCAGGCGGATTTGTTTGAGCTGGATTTAGTTGACACCAACGAAGAAACACCATGAACGGCCTCCAACCCTCCCACAAGATTCGAAAGCTCACCATCGTGCTAGATGCCCACGTCGTTGATGCCCTGCGGTCACAGCTCAGGGGTGACGAGACGATCACCGACTGCATTAAGCGGCTGGTGGTGCGTGAGGCGATGGGTGGGGGTTGCGGTTCCGCATCCACACCTGTATGATTTGATCAAGCGGAACCAGGGCAGCACCACCTGCCCCCGCTCCTGGCTTTGGCCATTACACACACGCAAACGGCCTCAGTTGCCGGCATTGTCTCATGGATTTGAACAGCCTTCCGCTGCAGGTTGTTAAGCCCTGCATGAAGTCAAAAGATCGAATTAACTATTCAGACCAAGTTGTTACGCCTGACCTGGCGTCTCAATGGCTTTCTCATTGGAACACTCGAAACAGAAGATTCAAGGGAGATAGCTCTAATCTGTACGCCACAGAAATGAAACATAACGCATGGAACAGGGGAAGTCGCTTAATGTTTTACAGCGATGGTGTTTTATGTGATGGGCAAAATCGTCTTTTAGCGGTTGCCAAATCAGGAGTAACATGTTTGTTTGACGTTTTAGTAGGTGCCACAGCCGAAGAAGGAGCTTCTATAGATACAGGCTCTAAACGATCAGTGCAAGACGCTTTACAAATCAAAGGCGCTGCTAGCTGGATTGCTAATAAAAATTGCGTTGCAATAATAAACAACACCCATAGGCTAGCAACAAGCTGCAACAGCAAAAGACTTTCGCTTCGCGTTATCGAAAAGTTTGCATTAGACAACGAAGACTGGTTAAGGCCATTAGTTGAGCTATCTATAAAGCAAAATAAGCGCAAGCTTACAAGTTCTGTTTATTATGCTCAACTTGCGGCGGCTTTGCGAAGCGGAGAGTCTTATAAGGAAATTCTAGACTTTCACCAGTGCTATTTTTCAGGAGAAAACTACGATCCGTCTAAAAATTCTACAATTAGGCTTAGAG